TCTTCAGCCTTCTTCTTAGCCTCATCTTCAGCCTTCTTCTTAGCCTCATCTTCAGCCTTCTTCTTAGCCTCATCTTCAGCCTTCTTCTTAGCCTCATCTTCAGCCTTCTTCTTAGCCTCAGCTTCAGCCTTCTTCTTAGCCTCAGCTTCAGCCTTCTTCTTAGCCTCATCTTCAGCCTTCTTCTTAGCCTCATCTTCAGCCTTCTTCTTAGCCTCATCCTCAGCCTTCTTCTTAGCCTCAGCTTCAGATACTTTTCTAAATGAATCTAATTTATCTTGTAGACTATATTGCTTTCTTATAGCAAATGGAATGAACGAATGTGTGTATATTTCACTAATATCAGACGTATTGTCAAAATTCATATAAAGTATGTAAATATAAATAATTATATAAATAACCGCTAAATTGTAGGGAAATATTGCCAATCTAATTGTTCACACACTTTTTTCCAAATTTGATCTTGTTCTAATTGTTTTTCACGGTCTTTCATTAAAGGAATATATGGTAAATATTGTGTTTGATCTAATAAAACACATAATTGATAAAGAGTGTATGTATAATTAAAAAAATTAGTTCTGTTTGCAGGACAATGCATTGCCCATGGTTTTTGTATTTCAATAAATAACACACATAACGTTTCATGCAATTCTTCGCTCATGACAGGAGGACGAATGCCAAAAATAGAATTAATATATTGAATATGTTCGAAATATTTATTGTATCCAAGTTTGCGCAGAATTTCACGCATTTTATCATAATTTAATTCTTGCGGTATATTTTTAATACGTTCCTTTTTAATCCGATTACGAATATCTTCAATAACATTTTCGGGTATTTGGGTGGTTTCCTTTGCTTGAAATTGTGATAATATTTCTTTAAAATGATTAAGACGGATATATGATGTATATGATACTTCATGCGGCGGTTCTTTATTTAATGGTTTTGAACTATCAATAATATATTTAATAAATTTACCACAATTATTATTATTACAAATAATAATACCATCTTCTTCTTGTGGTATCATTTCACCTTCATTACAAAAAACACAAACTTCTGTTGAAATATTAAAATCTTTAGGATTAATGATTTCATTATTTACATTTTTCCAATAATTTGTAATAGACTTTTTTGAAACATCTTTCTTATCTTCTTTAGTATTTTCCTTTACATTAAAGAATGAATTCAATATATTGACATTTTGCACTTCTCCATTAGAAATATTTTTTTTTTCTTCAAAATAATTAAATAAATGTTCAGAATTATCTAAGAAATATTTCTTTTTTTTAAATTTTAATTTTTTTATCTCATTGGTTATGCTGTTAATTTCGTCTTTATAACTCATATATTCATCAATTTGGGTATCATTTAATTTACTTATTTCATTTTTCAAATAATTCTTCTTCTCTATTAATTTAGGTATAATTTTTTCAAAATCAATTTCAAATTCATTTATAAAATTACTATGACACGTATCAATATTTTGAATAATATTTTTCTTTTTCATACATAGAAGTATATATATATTTTTTTTATATATTTAAATTACCAATATAATATGTAAAAATATCTATAAAAATCTATGAATAAAAAATATATGGAAAACAATAACGATATGAAACAAAACAAAATGGTATTTATAATGAATGCAATAGAAGATGGGTGGCGCGTAAAGAAGAAAAAATCTTTATATATTTTTGAAAAAAAGCATAATGGACAGCGAGAAGTTTACAATGAAGATTATTTAGAAGAATTTGTAAGAAATAATATGAAAAAAATTAATTAATTAATTAATTATTCTGGAAATTTTTTTCTTTAGTAATACTATACTCAAATGGGAGGAGCTTTGATGCAATTAGTGGCCTACGGCGCCCAAGACGTTTTTCTTACTGGTACTCCAGAAATCACATTCTGGAAGGTGTCCTACAGAAGACACACAAATTTTGCCATGGAATCTATTGAACAAACATTCAATGGACAAGCCGATTTTGGTAAACGTGTCTCATGTACTATCTCCAGAAATGGTGATCTTGCTTACAGAACATATTTACAAGTTACACTTCCTGAAATTAACCAAGAAATGAAGGGTTCCACCGGAACTGTTTATGCCAGATGGTTGGATTTCCCTGGAGAGCAACTTGTTGCACAAGTGGAGGTTGAGATTGGTGGTCAAAGAATTGACCGTCAATATGGTGACTGGATGCACATCTGGAACGAGCTAACCCTTACTTCTGAACAACAAAAGGGTTACCACAAGATGATCGGTAACACCACCCAACTTACCTACATCACTGACAATGCTTTCGCTGATGTTAATGGACCATGTGCTGCCACTGGTGGACCAGCCCAGGTTTGTGCTCCTCGTAAGACACTTCCAGAGACCACACTTTACATTCCTCTTAAGTTTTGGTTTTGCTGTAACCCAGGACTTGCTCTTCCATTGATTGCTCTTCAATACCACGAGGTCAAGATCAACATTGATTTGAGACCAATTGGTGAATGTTTGTGGGCTGTCAACAAGCTTGATGATAACTCTAACGCCACTGTTTCTGTTTCCCAGGCTTACCAACAATCTCTTGTTGCTGCCTCTCTTTACGTTGATTATATCTTCCTTGATACTGATGAACGTAGAAAGATGGCCCAGAACCCTCATGAGTACTTGTTCGAGCAACTTCAGTTCACTGGTGATGAATCTGTTGGATCTTCTTCCAACAAGATCAAGCTTAACTTCAACCACCCATGTAAGGAGCTTGTCTGGGTTGTCCAACCTGATGCCAACGTTGACTATTGTGCTTCCTTGATGGGAGGTACTACTCTCTACAAGGCTCTTGGTGCTCAGCCATTCAACTACACTGATGCCATTGATGCCCTTCCTAACGCTGTTCATGCCTTCGCTGGTCCTGATGAGGTGTCTGGAACTGCTGCCTTCATTGGTTCTGATGGTCTTTTTGCCCAAGACGGTGCTGCTGATGCCGGTGCTGGTGCTGCTTCCGCTTTCGATGGTTTCGCTACTGCTGGTGGATCCACCGTCTCTGATGCCGGAACATTCGTTCTTGCCGAGACTGCTCTTGACCTCCACTGTTGGGGTGAGAACCCTGTTGTTACCGCTAAGCTTCAACTTAACGGTCAAGACAGATTTTCTGAGCGTGAGGGATCATACTTCGATGTTGTCCAGCCATTCCAACACCACACCAGACACCCATCTACTGGTATCAACGTCTACTCCTTCGCCCTTCGCCCAGAAGAGCACCAGCCATCTGGAACATGCAACTTCTCCAGAATTGATAACGCTGTTCTTCAGCTTGTTCTTTCTTCTGGTACCGTCTCTGGTACTGCCACTGCCAAGGTCAGAGTGTACGCTGTTAACTACAACGTCCTTCGTGTGATGTCTGGTATGGCGGGTGTTGCCTACTCCAATTAAGCGTGATACATATTATTTGTATTATGTTATTTAAAATAAAAAAAACTAATTTTATATTTATAAAAAATAAATATAAAAGATCACATGTATTAATCTTATATGTCGGTATATAATAGATGTTCAACGCAAGATGAATTAATATTACAAAACTTAAAAGAATTTTATAAAAATAAAGATTATTTAAAAAAGATGATAAGTATAGTGAATGGCGAATCAAAGATATCATTGCGTATAGTGGATTGGTTTGTAACAAATTATGCAAAAAAATATTTTACTGTATATGATATTAAAAATTCAAATGGAGAAACAGAGCGTTTTAAGGTGTATAATGATTATAAATTGAAATTAAAAGCATATAGTAAAAAACGATTTGATCCATTTTGTAGATGGGATCGAATACAATTCCCGTATGATGAAAATAATTTTGTTGAAACAACTATTGGTCAATTAAATTTTTTTAAATGGTCATTGGAGAACAATATAATACAATTTATAGAGCAAAATTATCCACATATTGACGACGATCAAAATGCGCGGAATAGTACGTCAAAAAAAAAACATTCATTAAATGATTTATCACAAGATCCAAAAAAGACAAGAAAAAAGCGTGAAGAATTATCGGTTTCTGCATGTAAATGTATAAAAAAGGAATCGGTGAAAATAATAGTGAAATTTAACTAGTAAATGTCTTTATATATTTACATTATTCAAAATTTGTGTAATTTAATAATTATAAAAAATAATTATTAACTTAATTAAATATCATAGGACGTTGGTCACTATTCAAAGATCTTGGTTCTACGACAAACACTTTGGGTCGCTCCATAAAATCTAATGTTTTTAAGTTTTTCAATTGAGGATTAGTAGGTTCTTTATGATTTACAAGATTTGTTGATCCAATGCCAAATAAAGTAGATTCAATATCACAAGCATTATATGCTAATGCATTTCTGCAAGTACGTGCGCCCATTAATCCATCACCAGGGTGATATGAAACAGCAGTTTGTCCATATTCTTTATTAGTATTATATTTAACGTTTTTGTCATATTGAACTTGTTCCATTTTATAATCACCGGGTGTGTTTCTATTTCTAGTTGATGCCATATAGAATAGATTACGATATTTTTTTTTTCAAATTATTATAATTAATTGTATCTAATTTATCATTAAAAAAATCTTGCAAACATAAATGAAACATATCAAAAAAATCATATGAAAATAATATAGCTAAACCAATATTTGGATCAGTAGAAAACATTTTACCTGCTCCTAATAAATAGATTTCTTTAAAAAAATCATTATCTTTTGTTTTGTCATAAATATAATCCATTGTTAAAGACATTGCATTATTATCAAATAACAATTCATCTTTTGTTTCTTCATCTAAATCATCATCCATTTGATCCCAAGGAATATGCAATTTAACAATATCCATATTTACAACATTTCTTAAACATTCGCGATACATTTCATTATTTTTATATAAAACATCAATATTGATATTATACATGTATTATAATATCAAACAATTTCTAAATTACTTTTTTTTATCATTATTCATATCTCTTGTTGGTAGTCCTCCTCTAGTCCATCCTTCTAAAGCCAATTCTTCAATTGAATTAGTAGGGTCATTAATTCTTGATTTAACATCATGCATTAAAGGATATTCATTGTAATCAATATATTGTTTTTCCATAACAGTTGAAGCACTTTTACGTTCACTAATACTTTCACCTTGCATCAATTTTGATTCAATATCTGCATCAAGACCACCTCTTCCTAAATATGGAACTGATGCAAAAGGTCTTTGATGTAATTGTAATTTTTCAAAATGACGGTCACTGTCTTTTTTAATAGACAATGATGAGTCAAAGTCAACCATATTACCAGGTAAACCACCTAAAGAATTTTTGTAGCTGATACCCAAATTAGATGTTGCAAACTTTACATGCGAATCCGATGAATTCGCACTATAATGATTCGCTAAACTGTAATTTAAATGTTTTGTATTAGAAAGATTTCGCTGGGAATTATCATTTTTATCAGCTCCAATTCGCCCTATATTATTGAATGTATATTCACTAATACTTGTCATTCCTTTTATATAATATATAGTATATTTATTATATAAATTAATATAAATTATAATTTGTTTTATTTCTTGCACAAGCAAATAAATTTCCTTCTTTACACGACACCATGTTTCCATAACAAAACTCTGCAAATCCAGTTTGATCATTTACAATTTGTGTATTCGGATTTGAATTAAATTGACGTAAAGATTGTTCAAAAGTATATTGTTCTCCTAAATCTTTAAATAATTTATCATTAATGTTTGGATGATCAGGATTTAATTCTTGTATCATCTTTTTGGAATTATCCATAATCTTTTCATTTGTAATATCACTAAAAGCTGGTGGAGCAGCCTTTTTATCTGGATTTAAAGATATATCACTAATTAAAACATTACTAAATGGGTTACTTGAAGTAGGTTCATCAAAAACATTATCCGTGTTAACATTATGTTCTTCAATTACCTCATTTGCTTGATCAGAGAAGTTCTCTTGTATTACCTTATTATAATGATAATGATATGCATAAATAAAACCAAGTGTTATTAAGAGAACTAATATTATAGTTGTTCTTTTTGTTAAAATCAACATAAATAAACTAATAATAAAAATTAATCTTGTGATTGAATTTAATTTTTGATTATGAGACATTTCTTCAGTTGGGAAAAGTTCATGTAAATATGCACCGACAAGAAATACATTTGGATTTTCACCCCAAAATTTAATATCTGTTTCTTTATTTTCATCTAAAATAATTTCATTATTGGAATTATCATATTCGGACATTATATATAATTATCAAGTATATTTTATAATTAGAATTAAATGAAATAACAATTCTAATTATAATTTATCCACATCAACTTGAAAAGTATCACATTTTTCTTCTTGTGGTACTATTTTTAAAACACATTTTGATTTTTTTCCTTTTAATGGTTCTACACACCCTTTCTCATTTATTTTTTTGACAGTCTTTTTTAATAATTTATTGAATGCTTCCGGTTTACATCTTGCTCTGAAATGTTCATATCGTTCTCGCACATCATCATACGAAAGATTAGATTTTTTATCCAACATATTATTAATTAATTCATGAAGCTCATAAACATATTTTGAAAATGTATCACGGGATTTCATATTATTCATCTTCAATGGTAATTTTTTAAGATTGTTTATAAAATTCTTCCTGCATTTACCACACGGGAGAACCCAGCGTAATTGTAATATAAAATTTCTATAATGATTTTTATCATCCTTTGTTGGATTAACTGGATAATTAAAGCTCATGGTATGTAATGCATGCCAAAGACCTGGACCCCAAATAGTTGTTAACATACCATCATTACTACTATAATCTTTTTTTGTAAAACGTTTTGATTTATTTTTTTTCGTAATATTTTTTTTCGTAATATTTTTTTTAGATTTCATTTGTATTATACATATATTGTTTTTATTGAGTTATTTATAATTTTAACCGATTTTCTTTCCTATTTTTTCTAGTAAGTCTTGATTGTATAATAGGTTACCGGTCGGTTTGTATTCTTTTACCGAAACGTATTTTTTATCATTCTTTTGTTGATTTACGCCGGGTAATTTTCCAATAGGATGTGTAGGATCAATATTGTCATTTCTATCTTCAACACGATCTATAAAATTACCACGTTCGTCTATAATTACTCCCATTTTCTTTTTTACTTCATTTCGAACATACGAAGGCACCCAATTATGCCAAGATATAAAAATTGTATTCGGATGAATATATTTTACATGAAATCCATTTGATTCTAATTCTGTTATAATATAACCTAAACATTCACCTTTATCATATATAGGTTCTCCAACTAAATATTCTGGAACTAAATACCAAACATGAGTATCAGTTATTCTTTTATTTTTTGCTGTATGTTCTATACGTTTATGTATTCGATTTAATATTTTTTTAAAAATAGATATTTGTTTCATATCTCTTTTTTGTCTTTTGTCATATAACTGATCAATATTGATTTTTTTAGAATTTTCTTCTTCATCATTTAATAGAAAAATAGAAGACATTTTGTATATAATAAAATATAAAAAAAAAACACAATAAATACATATGGAAGATAAAAATATAAAAAGTATTGTTGTTTCTGGTGGCGGTCATACATTCATCACATTTTATGGAGTAATTAAAGAATCAAAAGAAAAAGGATTTTGGAATTATGAAAACATTGAATCTTTATATGGAACATCGGCAGGTGCAATGACATGTATCTTAATTGCTTTAAATATTGATGATAATATATTAGATAACTATTTAATGAAACGCCCTTGGGATAAAGTATTTAATATTAATGTTGATTCATTTGTAACAATGGTAAATAGTTTTGGTTTATTTAATAAAGAAAAAATATATGATTTTTTTGGACCTTTGCTGGATGTAAAAGAATTTTCTAGAGACATTACATTAAAAGAATTTTATGAAATAAATAAAATTCATTTGAATATTTATACAACTGAACTAAATAGTTTTGAATATATAAATTTATCACATATAACACATCCAGATTGGAAATTAATAGATGCAGTTTATGCATCAATAACGTTACCGCTTATATTTTCTCCTATTTTTGAAGAAAATAAATGCTATATTGATGGTGGAGTATTAATGGATTTTGCAATAAGTGACTGTTTGGAAAAGCATAATGAAAATGAGATTTTTGCAATTAAAAAAAAAACATCTAAATTATTAGATACTATAGATAGTTCTTCAAATATTATGACATTTACTTATACATTATTAAAAAAATGTATAGATAAATCAATACCTAAATATAATTCAAATATAAAATATATTATTAATATTGAAGGCACTCCGGTAACAATTGAAGATATTTTAAAGGTAACATGTTCTCAAGAGTTACGTTATAAAATGGCGAATGAAGGAAGAGATGCGTTTAATAAATTCAATGTTTCCTGCTCTGGTCATAAGGGCTTTTAATTGTTTTATTTTTTACACATTTAAATTTATTATTTCGTTTATAAGTTTTTTTGCACTTTTTAATACAACGTTTTGTATAAGGATTAAATTCTTTACCTTCATTACATTTTTTTTTTGGATTTTGTTTTAATAATTCTAAATCATTTTTATCAAATTTGAATGAAGTTAAAGTGTTACTAATGTTTTTGAAAACGGTTTGTATCGTATTATCATATTTTTTTAATTTATTGTCTTTAAAATATAAATTATTTTTTTTTAATATGGTATCTTCTAACGCACTTTCATAATTATTTAAACATTCTTCAATACTATATCTATTAAATAAATCCGCAGTAATCATATGAAAAAACACATGTTCAAGTTTATTATATAATTCTAAACTAACTAGATGTTTTGATTTTTTTAAAATATGAATATATGATAATCCTAATCCATATATATCAAAAGTTTCTAATGATTTATTTAAAAGTTTTTCATAATTATTATTATTTACTTCACTAAAAGTTTTCCCAAAATTATCATGATTTTTTGATTTAAATGTATCAATATCAACTTTTTCATAAAACCATTTTTGATGAACATTAATATCCTTCCAATTTGTTCTGTATATTTTTTTAATAAAGTTTATTTTTTTACTTTCACTCATATTAGCCACTTGAATAAAATTCGATTTATTTAAAAATATAATTTCAAAAGGAAAATACCACCATGGATTGGCAAGACTATGTTTTGAAATTTGACAGTTTTCTTTAATATTGCTTATTTTATCCATTAATCCGAAATCAATTAAATTGATCCTATTTTTTTCTTGATTATAAACAATATTATGTGGTTTAATATCATGATGTATAATATCATTTTCTAACATTTCTCTTAGTCCGTATAATAAACGATGCGCTTCAATCCAGAATTTTTCCATTTTTTTTGTATTTTCAGTTGTTTTTTTTAGTTTTTCAATATTTTTTCCAAATTCATCTAAATTAATACCACCGTCTTTTAAAATTAATAATTTGTAATTATTAATTTCGGTTGATTCAAAATTATTACATTTATCAATGGCTTTCATATTAGAATTTGTATTTTTAGGTAAACAATATTCGGGCTTTCCCAAAAAAAAGTCTTTGTGAATATCAACACTATCTATTTTCTTATATTCTTTTAATTCTTGGTCTGCATGATACTTTGTCATCACCTTTGAAATTTTATCAGTATAATCTATATTTTTTTTATATTTACATTTTAAACTAGGATTATGTACACATCCATATGTACCTTCACCAACCACCTTACTCATATATATATATATATATATATATGATTTTATTCATTCAAAATAGTATTTACAAAAGTATCTAAAGTTTCTTTCGATATTTTAGAATCAAACTCAATAGTTTCATCACCATCTAATGTTAAATTTATAGTTGGATATGATTCTATTTTGAATTTGTTCATTAAATTCATTATTTCTGAATCTTGATCAATGTCCCCAGAACAATCAATGTCAATACAATTTACTCTATATCCGTTAATCAATTTATTTTTATCTGAAAATTGCTGTTTAAATTCCTCCCATTCAGGTTTAGATTTTTGACAATGAGGACACCAGTCTGTAAAGAAAAAGCGAACATCTGCAGTTCGTTTTCTTTTATTTGCATTTGCTACATCTTTATGTAAATCGTTTTTCATTGCCGGTTTAACATATTTTTTATATGAATAGTATCCTACATAACTAAAAATTATTAATAATACAATAGTAATAATATGAATATAATATGGTCGCAAAAATGTTTGTATGGTGGTGATTATTTTAGACATTATATATTATAATTATATTATTTATTTATAAAAAATAACACAATTATATATAATGAGATCTAAATTAAAAGAAATATGGGATCTGCATGTAGAAGACCAGACAAAAGAATATGATAAAATATTTGCAAAAGATAAAAATACAATAACAGGTTCAATGTTTTTAAATGAAATCGTACCTAGTATAAAAAGCATAAAAGGTTTAGATTTTTTAAATGATCCAGAAAAAGAATTTAATTGGTTAGTTCCAAAAAAAAGATCTTATAATACAACTTCTTTAGATGTTAAGTCATTATTAGAAAGGATCGATGAAATTTATAAGTCTGTATTAGAAACATTTAAAAAAGAATCCAAAATAAAAGGACCAAAGAATATTAAAAAAATAAATGCTATTTTCAAAAAATATTCCAAATATCAAGAAACATATTATTTAGACTTTATTAAAAAGAAAGACAAATATTTGAAGAGTTTATCAATTTCCACTTATATTTGTTATGATTCTGAAAATGATGGAAAACTAGAAAGAAAATGTCAAGATTTTGCTGACATGAATGGAGAATATCCAGAAAAATTCTTAGAAGGAAAAAATGAAAAAGAATATATGTTTGTTTGTAAAAACACTTTCTGTGAAAGCAAGTTAAAAAAAACACAAGGAAAATTATGTTGCAAAAAGAAAAAAAAAACACGAACCTCACAAACCTCAGGAGGGAAAAACCGAAAAACTATGAAAAAAAAATATTAATTAAATATATTATGGAAAACGTTGCACCAAAATTGGCTTTTATTGTACCATATAGAGATAGAGAACAACAATTAAATTTTTTTAATAGACATATGAAATATATATTAGAAGATGTGAAAGATTATAAAATATTATTTATACATCAAAAAGATAATCGCTCTTTCAATCGAGGTGCATTGAAAAATATCGGTTTTTTAATAATAAAGAATTTATATCCGGATGATTATAAAAATATAACACTTGTTTTTAATGATATTGACACAATGCCTTTTACAAAAAACTTTTTTGATTATTCTACTACACATGGTATTGTAAAACACTTCTTTGGATTTACTTACGCTTTAGGCGGAATTGTTTCTATAAATGCAAGTGATTTTGAGAATATAAATGGGTTTCCTAATTTATGGGCATGGGGATATGAAGATAATTTACTCAATAATAGAGTAACTAAAAAAAAGTTGAAAATAGATAGAAGTAGATTTTTTCCTATATTAGATGAAAATATTTTACAATTTCCTCATACTATTAAAAGACTTGTAAATAAACATGAATATGATGTTTTTAAAACTGATACAAAAGAAGGTATAAATTCTATTAATGGATTACAATATAATATTAATGATACCATGGTAGATGTCACTGCATTTAATACTGGACGTAATGAAAAAAAAGAACATAATAAGGTATATGATTTAAGATCAGGTAGTAAACCATTTATATCATTTCGTAATAAAAGAAATGGAAATATGAAATTATTGTTATAAATCGCTAATTTCAAGAAATTTATAAGTAATCCCTATTTCTTTCTCATTTTCCCAAACTCCAGATATTTTGATAATATATTTTATATTTGAAAAATTATTATATTCTTTTACATATAATTTAAGTGAACCGTTAATTAATGTGTTATATAATAAATAGTTTTCTTCTTTATTGCAGTTATTTAAATGTTTATAATATTGTAATATACCTTTTTCTATATTTGCTAAATTGTTGATTATTTTATTGTTAATATCATTTCTTTCAAACTTAAGAATACATTTCTTATTTATTTGATAAATACTTGAATTATTAAATTGTAAATTTAAAAATATACCAATTGTGGTAAAAATATTATCAGAAAATAATAGTTTAGTAAATTTACCATCCATTAACATATTTTGCTTTGTTTCTAAAAAAAATATATTTCTTTTATTATATTTTTCTATATCATATGTGATATTCATCTGTAATATCATATATGCAAATGTTTATTTACTTTTTATTATTAATTAATCTTTTTTAGTAGACTTTTTCTCCTTTTTCTCCTTTTTTTCCTTTTTTTCCTTTTTTTCATCTTCTTCTGTTTCTAGTGCTGCATCGACTTCTTCTGTATCATTCACCATATCTTCTTCTGGAATTTCATCTTCAGATGGTGTACTAACGTGATCCTTACCTTCTTTCATACCTTCCTTAAATCCAATGACATTAGAAAGAATAATGTAGCTAAAGAATAGTATTAATACTAAAAACAAAATATTTTTCATATTTAAATTAAATTTCATATCTATAATATATAATATATAATATATAAAAATGACAACAGTTTTTGATAAAAGTACAACTCAAATAAAATGGAAAGGAAAAACTTTTCAACAATTAGCCAGTAGTGTTAAATTAAATAAATCTAATCATGATACAAATAATGGTATAAGTCAAATATTTAGAGCAAGACCCATGAAAATTTATAGAAAGGAAATTGCTTCACAAGAACCGAATTGTAATTCGAGAACTTCCTTAAAAATTGATGATTTTAATGCACCTGGTAGTATTATTACTAATACATCTTCAAATATGGGTTTAGCAAATACATTAGATATTCATTCTGAAAATAATAACTGTCAACACCCAAATGAAACAAATCAACATTGTATTGCAAATATTGCGGCTGAACAGAATGCTTTGCGTCGTGTAAGAAGCAGTGGTATGACACAAAGTAAATACAAAATCCATTCGCGTGATAATTATTTTTCTTCTACAAATCAATATTTAAATAATCGTAATATTTCATTCAAAAGTAATGAATATTTTAACATTCGCAAAGGTGATCCTACTGCCACACCGGGAACATTACAAGCTCAAGAAAATGTATATACATCAAATGGAATTACTACTTGTCCAAAATTCTTAATATCAGAAGAAATCACATATAGTTATTTTTGGATTGATGGAAGTGCAAATGCAAATACTGTAACTGTTCCTGCCGGGAGTTATGATATTGCAAAATTGAACCAAATTTTACACACAACAATGGTAAACAATGTTCATTATTTTATTAAAAAACCCCAAAATTTACGTATATATTTATTAAATTTCTTATATAATTCAAATAATGGTAAGGTTACTATTCAATTAGAAACCGTGAACAGCAGCACAGAATATAGTCTTCCTTATTCTACTGATCCGATTGTTTGGGAAAGTGATTTGGATACAACAAATAAACACGTATGTTTAGATTTGGGTTCTTCACCTGTATTTGCGGAGGCAATTGGTTTTGAACCAACCTTATATCCTAATCCAAAATCAAATACTGGTGGTCCTTTGTCATTTACTGGAACAAAACCAAGTAAAATTGTTCAAAACTTTTTACCTATTACTTATAAACCAAATAATTCACAATTTGCTACTCAGGGTGCAGTTAGCTCTGGAGATTTAATTGCAAGAAAAAAATACAATACAATCACTACTGTAGGATCCTCATATAGAAGTGCTTTTGGTGCTCAAACCGCAAACTCTTTGGCTTATGGAGTACCAAGTTACGGATATACGGTGAAAGACAAAATCGGGTTTCCAATAAAATGTTCACCAAGGTTCCCAAAATATTCAGATAAAATGATTAAATGTAATGTGCGAACATTTACACATATAATTTAATCATCCTCTTCTTTTAAAAAAATATTTGTATTTATGTTTTTATTATAAGGAACCTCATGTTTTTCACACCACAAAATACTTTTTTGGATATTATATTTTATTATATTATCTAATTTATCATTTTTACTTTTATTATCTATAAACATAAATGTATTATAAATAGTTTCTATTTGCTGTTGACCAAAAATTGCATTATATTCTTCAATTTTATTGATAAAAATATTAGATACGCTGATATTTAAAAATCTGGAAATATAATCTTTTTCTTCTATTACTAATTGAAGTATTTCCTTAAAAGTATTATAAAAAGTATGGTTCGATGAATATAAAAAATCTTTACAAACAATATACTTTTCAGAATTTGCATATCTACTCGTTTGAGGTTTACATATAAATGTTGTTTTATAAAATGAAGATAAAATATATAAAATGTCTATTGTATGTTGCATAAAACAATCAAATATTTTCAGAACAAAACAACCATGTTTTTTTTGTAAACATACTGCATACGCAATTTGTGCAAATAATAATTTTTCTATACTGATTTCTTGTTTATTAAAATCTACTGAAAAATCAAAACCACCATCTGCTGTTAATAAATTCATTTTTGAACCATATTTTTTTACACAATATTCAAAATTTTCTATTGATAAAATATTACCAGTTTTGTCTACTCCGTTTTCAATAATTACATTTTGATGTTTGTTTAAAAATTCAACACTTTTCTTCCAAGCCGGAATATTTATATCACTTACGTCATCTAATAATGAAATTCCTGTATATTTATCATTAATATTGTTACGAATATTAACAACTGCCTCAATAAAACCACCTGGACCTTCCGCAAGATGAAACGTTTCAATCGGATTTTCATTTTTTATTAAGTCAAAACTATATATTATTTCAATCATTTTGTAATATGAACGTGACAATGGTTTATATTTTGAAATACACTTTGTTTTTCCAGGCGGAACCGTATTTATATATTCATATGGATTTGTATATTTTTTAAAATTACTCCATTCATATTCATAATGATCTATTTTGAATTTCATTGAATATAAATAATGCGATAATGAATTAGATATAATTGGTTCGGGTTTATTAGTATTGGTAATACAATCTATATTTTCGTATATTTTATAATAAACATTTGGTAATAAAAAATATATCATATGATAAGCTTATATTATATGATATTTACGGTTTATATGATTTTATTAGTGATTATTTCTTTTTCTTAATGACAATTTTTTCGTTTGTTTGAACTGCTTTTTTTTTACGAATAGTTACTTTTGCTTTGGTTTTTGTTGTTTCTACTTCATCTTCTTCATCTTCTTGATTATTTTTTGTAACCAATGGAATATCATCCAAATCTTTGGATAATATCTTTTTCATCATACTCTCGGCATCTATATTTCTCACTTTTCTAAATACAAAATATCTATTTAAAAACGAAACCGTTTTCTCATTTGCCGTCATTAATGGTGCACTTCTGTAGGTTGCTTTTACTCTTGGATTTTTCTTAATATCGTCTTGCATTAAATTATACATTTCTTCGAATAAGCCACTTCCATTTGGTAATCCAAAATTCTTTGCTTCATCATTATCAATCAATACAAATCCATAGTTTTCCATTATTCTTTTGAAATATTCAAAGTTTACCAAATATTCACAAAAGGTGTTTCCTATCGAATCTTGAAAAACATTTATACAATATCCCAATGAATTTTCGTCATATGGAAATCCAGTTTCATTATATTTCTTCTTTATTTCAAACATCTTATTTTCTCCATCATTTAAAATAATAGATTCATCTTTGTTTTTATTACTCAATAATTTAAACACCTTTTCGCCATCAAAACAACATCCAACAAAATAACCATTCAAGCTAGTACATTCAGATAAATTTCTAATAAAATTATTCAATGTTATTTCATTTTCGAAGAAATAATGCAAAGTAAATTGACAAGAACTAATATTAAATCCATCCGCTCCTACACCATAATTTTTATATACTGCTTTTCCAAGAACAGTTTCGTCTTTTGGACCATTTCCAAAAATTGCATTAGATATTTCACGCTCTTTTTGAGTACCATGTGGTTCTTTAAATGCACTGCCATTTCGTATATTTTCTGCGGAACTACCATTCAAAAACAATCCTGAAAATATCTTCTTTTTATTACGTTTTTCTTTTAAATAACGCACACATGCACCATTTAATCGGTTATTAATACAATCTTTTGATTTATCTATACCTAATACAAAACTCAATTGTGATTTTATCCATTTATGTAAATCACCTCCTTTTCCCACACCATAATCAATCAATGTATCGTCTTTATTTGCAATAGATCCAATAATTTTACTTTTAATGTATAGATTATGAAAATCTCTCATTGATTTAGAGCGTTTATTGTCAATATTATTTTTATTATAATAAACACCTTCATTCATATCTACATTTTCTTCTTCTTCATTTTCTTCAATATATTGAGGTATATTTACTCCAGTTGTAATCATTTCTTTCGTAACTGGATTATGAATACATTGCCAATTATTATTTGCAACCAAATATGAATTACCATATTGTTTCTCATTTCTATTTAGTTGAGCGGTTTTGTCATAACGTACGCGCAATGGAACCCATTTCCAACCTTCTTGTTTTGTCATATCATATTTAAATTCAACAATCATATTTTCTTCAAAATATTGATTTTCTTCTGTAAACATACACATTTGTTCACCATTTTGACTTAATAAAATCTTTGCATAACATGCATTTGGACAATATGGATTAGTGGGTTGAAATGGTACTGGTTTATACGTTTCTTCATTTTCATCATTACTGAATTTAGTATCTTTGTCATCAATTACATCATTAAACGGATTTAAGAAACCATGTTTCTTTTCATCAAATCCGCATCTCAATACAAGTGTTTTATATTGAACAATATTTGTATTTTTAGAGGTATCAATTCCATCTTCAAAAATATTATGAATTTCATCTTTACCAGTTTTGTCTTTTTTAACAGAAACCAAAAAGTCAATAGTCAAAAATTCTAATGGTTTCCATTTAAAAGAATGTATCCATGATGTTTTCTTTAAAGGACCCGCAACACTACCTTCTCCACAAACCGCTTTATCACTTGGTGTGAAAATCAAACCATCAGTATTATATTCATAAATATCATCATCAATTTTAGACATAATATTAGAACATCCTTCGAAAATACTAACGTTTGCATTTGTTTCATAAAATGTTTTACATGAAACATTAAATTCACATGGGCTTTCAGAATTCAATATATTTACTAATTTTAATTCTTTAATTACACTTTGCAATAATTGAAGACGATATTCTATTTTCTTTTCACTTTTTTCAGCACCATCATATAAACAAAATGGTAAATCACGGATATTTTTATTTTTTATAAAATAAATATCAAATGCTGCAAACAAATTAATGAATTTCCCTTTTTTATCATATTTAATCAATTCACCATCAATTAGTGTTTCAAACGCACCTTTATTGTTTGTTTGAGATCCGGTAAAAACAACCGTCATATTAGAACTAATTAAATAAATTTTGCCTTCTTTATTTATAAACAATAAATTACGGTCACCATCTGCTTTATCTGTAACCGTGTAATTTGTACGCACATTTGGATGTTTCATATTATCACTGGTCTCCAGAATATGCTTCAATTCCAATGCAAATGTTTGATATCCAATAAAATGACCAGAATTTATTTTAACAACATTATCTTGTTTACCAAATAATAATTCCATGTATTCTTGTTTTATATTATTCTGTTCTGTATAAGAAATAGGATAATTACTTTGTTGTAATCCACTAAAAACAATTCGCATTGATTTACGCAATACATCCGTAATACTTTTAGTATCTTTATATTTACTACCAGGACCACCCATTTGACTATTATCTAATTCCATTTCAATTTCATATGTTTCTGGTGAATTAAATACATCTGCATCTTGAATAGACCAAACCTTCATTTGTACATTATTTGTAGTTTTACCCCATTTGACAATACTTAAGTCTGCATAAATAGGTAATGTTTCATGTACGAACCGTACTCTATTTAATAAACGAAATGTTTTCTTTTTATCTGCCCAATCATCAATAAAATTACGAATAATGGGAGCACGAGCGGTATATGTTTGTTCTAACTGATATGAAATACGCATATTAAATTCTTTAAAATCTGCTGCTTCAATATCTTTATCATCATTTCTTGCTCGCGTTTTTTGAGTAAATTTGATTTTTTCAAAAGATGATGATGGCATATCCAGTATTTTTTGAATACTGTTGGTTTTGCAATATTCTTGTATTAAATCAATACCTACAATTTCGGTTCTAATATTTGACATTTTTGCGCGTTTTTCTTTTGCATTATAATATTCATGAGAAATACGTAAACTATAAAATCCATTGGGATTTTCTGGTTTGAACCCATTATTATACAAAGTTTGAGCAACATTATCATAATCTATTTTACTAATTGTATTAAATTTTCTATTACTTCCAAAACGCAATTCGATTTCACTAATTTTTCCATCGCTTCGCATTAGTGGATTAGTTGCTAAATAATTATTTAACATTAATTCCAATTGCTCTTTTGCATTCTTTTGGTTTTCTTTATTCGCCATAATAATATATATAGTTAAATAATATATTATTTTAATTCAATTTTATTTATATGAAAAAAAATATAACAAATAATATACATATATAGAACAATTCAAATATATAACGATGAATATGAAGGCTCTATTTTTTAAAGAGTTAAATAAATATTTTTGGTTCACTATAATACTTAAACATACTATAATGATTATATAAATCCGGTAATCCTCTATCTTTAAATGTTTCATATTCTAATATAATTCCACCACATTGAACTATTGCTTCAATATTTTGCCTTTCTGTAATATATAAATTTTTATAATGTATTTGTATGCTCCAATTTTCTTCACCTTCCCAATTTTGTTCTTTATTTGAATAAGTATGTATAGATATTAATGGTTCATTATCCCTATCATAATAATAAGTATATTCAGCCATTCCTATTATTTTCCCCCCATATGTTTTAGATGTCATAAACCATAATATATCTCCATTGTTAAATTTGTTTACGATCGTCTTAATACAACCATGATTACCTTTTTTTACTCCCCAAAATGGGTAATTACTATTTCTGAAATTGTCCCCATCCTGAACTCGAATTAACCAGTGTTTTTGTTGAAGGGAAGACATTATTGATTTTATTAATTTATGTAATAATATAATTGTGAAATTATAAATCAATTTTTATATTATAAATAAATGTATATTATATATTACTATATAAGTTATAGACAGATGTGTATCCACGACGGCTGCAATACAATACCATATTATAACGTAGAATGTCAAAAAAATCGGCATTTGAAATGTCCAAAGGTATAAAAATGGTTTTAAATATGTAAATAATTACCATTCGCACATTCTAGAAAGATCTCTATATAATGTTTGTTTATCCATCTTTTTTTCATATTTTAAATCAAAGTAATGAGCCAAATCACGTAATTCAGTAACCGTATATTTTGATATGGATTTTAATGGATTTTCAAAAGTTTCTAACTTGAAATATTCTTTTTGAATTTCGTCAATATACAATTCTGGAGAACCATGTACACCATATTCTTTATTTTTTTTAACTATTACAATATTAAATAAATCAGATTTACTGCAATTATTGGGGTATATATCTAAATAAAATTCATTTTTAACTATAATTATTCTAGCTTTATAATAAATTGCATATGCATATAAACTTTTTATAGTTGAGATCGAATTTGTCGCTATATCCGAATTGATTTCTTGTATTGTTGCGTTTGTTATTTTTACATTTATTTCTTTCATTTTTTTAATGTTCTCTGAAAAATAATTAACTATTTGTTTTTTAATATCCATCATAACATTGGTAGCTTTTCTCAAATCACTCTTAAGAAAATAATAATTATCATTATAAGTAAATTTTTTATTACAATTACTCGATTTCTCAAGTGCTATGTAAATACACCAAAACAATTGATCTTGTATTTCAGGAAAAGTAACATCGTTCTCTATTTTTCTCTCAATAACTTCTTTTTCTATTTCTATTACAGGTTCTCTTTCTATCTTTTTATATTTATCTTTGAGTATGTTATCATACATAAATTCTTTATAAGAACCAATATCAAAATCATTATTGCCAACAAAAATATTATTATAAAAAGACATAATTAATTACTATTTATATAGTTGAGTATTTTTTATAAAAATTAAATCAATTTTTTATTTTTGTATACTAGACATTTTACTTTTTCACTAACAGATGTTGTCCAAATATTTTCAAAACTAGTTTCATCTATTTGTGGAAAAAAAGTATCACATTCAACATCTACATCTAATACATTTAAATATATATATTCACATTTATTATGCAAAATCGCTTCTTTATATAATGTTTCACCGCCAATTACAAATATAGTTTCAATTTCACATAAAGTATTTAATTTATTTAAAGCATCTTGTAAATTATTAAAACAAAGCACATTTTTGTATATTTTTGAAGAAATAACAATATTTAATCTATTTTTTAATTGTTTTTCTTTTAAACTTTCAAAAGTTTTTCTACCCATAATTACAGCATTTATTTGGTTTGGATTATCAACTGAGGTGGTAACATCTTTAAAAAATTTCATATCTTCTGACACATTCCATGGTATTCTATTTTCAAATCCAATACCGTTGTTTTTTGAAACTCCCGCAATAATATGAAACTTTCTCATATTATTAAAAAATATATTTTTTATTCAAAAAATGTATCTTGAAATTCTTTTTTTTGGCTCTCTAATAATTGTAACTCATTTTGTTGTTTTTTTATATGACTAATATGAGACGTAATTTTATTTAAAATGGTCTCGTCTAAAAAAGATAAATTTATAAAAGTGCCACTTTTATTTTCATTTAATTTTACATTCTCATCATTAAATATCTTCAAAAACTCTAATTGATTTATTTTATTTAAACCTTCGATTGTATTTTTAATTTCTTCTAAATTATAGTTCTCCATAATATAGTTTAATGTAAAGTTTAAATTTTATATTATTTTTTTTTCTTTATCTTAATAATATTTTCTACTGGCTTTTCTTTTGAAGGATTAATTATTTTACCAATTATACAAATATATGGATCATTCAATTCAAATCTAACTCCAATTACTCTTACTCTTATATTAGCATCTTCTTTTATAGAATTAAAATAAAAATCATTATGATGTTCTTTTGCAATAAATATATGAAGTGGAACAATATCTTTATCGATTACTTCTGCATGAATACCTGCTTTTGTGATCGTTTTACTTTTACAATCTATTTTTTGTCCTTCCACTGGATAGGTTACCATACATTCAAATATTACAATAAAATCTATATTATCGGATTGTATTAATCCAGCAGAATTACTAATAATTCTAACACTGTCTGGTCGAACAAACCCTTCATTGATGCATTTACCTTCTATTAGATCCTTGACTTTTTGTTCTAGTATGTCATTAATATTTGATCCAATTTCAGTAATAGATAAAGTAATCTTCTTTTCCAATAAAGATTTTATATAAATACCAAATATTTCACTCATGTTTATATTATATTATATTGTTTTATTATTTTTAAATCAATTTTTTTTTTGAAAATCATATATTTTATTTATCAACATTTTTTCGTTACTTAAAAACCAGATTTTTCCTTGTTTATTTTCATCTTGAAAAAATCTCATTAAAATTTCTAATAAAACAACAATTTTATTTTTTCCATATTTTATGTTATCTAATTTACATAAAACTTTTGATTTACTTTTACCTTCATCTTCTTTTATGTTATCCAAAATATAATCTTGATTTCCTAAAATATCATTTAATTGTTTAATTATTTCTTTTGCTTGAGCTTGTAACATAATTGCACCTTTTTTATTTACTATTTTTTGTAAATCTCTGGTTTTAAATATAAATTCATCATTATAAGGTGCCATAAATCCAATTGTATTATTAATAATCGACTTATTCAATATTAAAAATTTATTCATATATTCCGATGATTTTATTAAATCTTCAGATTGGGTCAATGTGGCCTTATTAAATCCATCTGATTTAACATATATTTTATAGTTTATATTATCTTCACTGAGAACAAACCCGAAATTATCATTAGATATATCACTTATTATCATTAATTCATCAAAATATTGTTTAATATAAATTTCAATTTCATTAGATGGTACCCATTCGTGATAAATTGTATTTAATAAAACAATTTTATCAGAGAACGGTAATGTATCTAAATTATGAAATACACAATATTTTTTTAACATTGTATCATTAAAATCATATTGTTCTTTTAAATGTTCCAAAATTACAGAATAATTTTTATACCAATTCTTTTCTCCAATAGAAACACTTATTTTATCTAAAAATACATTGTCAAAATTTTCTTTCATGGATGTATAAATTTCATTATATTCATTTATATCATCTGTTTTAAATTTAATATCTTTTAATGTAATAGCAACATTTGGTATTTTTATATCAATCGGTATAGATCTTTCAAATATACTAGCATTATTTTCTGTAATTTCAATTGGTTTAAACAAATAATATAATCCTTTGTTCTCTAAATAACCATATCTTCCGTATTTATCAATCAAATAGTCGTTCTTTTCAATTAAATAATTTAATGCGGAATAAATTTGTTCATGTGAATATTTATTTGAAATGTTTATAGAATTAATTAACTCATCTCGTTTAAAAAAATATCTTCCATTGTATTGACCTGGTATATCTCGAAATAAATCTTTTATTCGTTTTACTATTTTTTCATGATTTACAATAATAAAAGAATTATTGTATGTCATCATTGACACGTCAGAGTTACCTTTATTTCCGCAACTATATTCACAATTATCCATATAATCACATATGTCTGTATATGGTTTATCACCATATTGTACTGTTGTTTTTTTGCCATTTGGTAAGGTAACCTCTATATCTTGGTTCTCGGTGATTTGAGATAAATTATCATAAGTAAAATTATTTTGTTTAATATTCAAAACACAATCGACCGATATTTCTTTCAATAATCTTGTTATTCTACCAATTTTTTTTGCTTTTTGTTCCGCTAGCCTATAAATATATAAATCAGTTGCTTCTTGATTATCTTCCAAAGTTGAACTGTGTAAAAATATTTCAACATTACGTTCTTCAAATGGTAATTTGCAATGACTTAAATTTCTTACACCTCTTCCAATAATTTGTTCTATTCTATTCATATTAAACCACGGTTCTAATATATGAACTTGACGAATATTTTTAAAATCAATACCTTCTGCTGCGGCTTTTGAAATAATTACAACTTTTACGTTTTTACCATACTTATTATTTTCATCATTCAAATATTTGATATCATTAATATTATTGGGTGAATATATTTTATCACCGGTAATCATAACATATTGTGCTTGTTTAAATTGATCACCTTTATAATCAGATTGTGTTTCCATGGTTAAAGAGTCAATAGGTTCAATTGGATCTTCAGACCTTTCTTTTAATAATGGTTTTGTATAACTTTCACTACCAAATCGTGTAAATCCCATTTCTTCTAATGCAAGAGCAGTTGGAACTGCACCGCCATCAATATATTGTGAATAAATTAAAATAATACCTGTTGATTCCTTAATTTTTTTACATATATTTGATATTTTTGAACTATATTTATGTATTTCTCCTGGACTAAAAATCTTACCATGTTTTTCTGATTTATAATCGAAATTATAATGTAGATAATAAGGTTGTTCTTTTGTCCATAAATGTTCTTTATATTTCATAATATCATTCAATCCATTTTTTCCAATAATCGTTTCCATAACAAATATATCTTCATCTCCTGAAGTTTTTTTATCATTAAAATTAAACGTTGGATAAACAATATTTAAAGCTTCAATTAATTTTTGCAAAAGTAAATATCCAAACGATTCCATAGAATCAAAAACATTTACACTTGATTTATCACCAACTTTTTTGAAAATATCTTTGTATTTATTACGTAATGTTTTTATAATAAACTCATAACCTGTTCTTTGATAATCTGTTATTTTATTTACAAAAAGTAATTTGTGTATGTTCTCCATTTTATTTTTAATTTTCGTTTTATTTAATTGAATAGTCGGTAATTTTTTCAGTTTATTTTTACTATTTTCGTTATATATTCGAATAGGAAATAAGAATGGGTTCTCCCCTCTAACATAAGAAACGTATCCTGTTAATTTTCTTTTTAATAAATCATAACCTTTATTTTCATCTGTTCTGAAATCTCCATTTTCATTAAACACATCATTTATTTTTATTTGAGAACGTTTATCATTCAAATTCATTAGATTTGTTATCCAAATAATTTCTTCATGTGAATTATACATTGGAGTTGCAGACAATAATAATAAACGTAAATTGTTTGTATATTTTACAACTTCCATCAAAAGCTCTGCGCATTTTTTATTAACATTTTTATTGTCACTTGTTAATCTTATATTATGTACTTCATCAATAATAATTAATCTATTATCAAATATAGATTGTATTTTCTTTATTTTATTAGATTTTTTGTTTATTTTTGATAAACCGATGCTTTCAATTTTAGAACTAATAAAATTCGCCAATTGCGTATAGCCCATAAAAACATAATTCTTGTTTATTAGATTTTTTATTTGGCTAATAATTTTTGCTTTTGGTATATCTTTCATTATTGTAGGATTAATTTCTTTTAATAACTCAGTACCAACACATGAGTTCAAATTCCATATTCCATTTTCATATTTTAATTTACGTTCATCAAATAATTGTAATCTGAAATTGTCTTGTACATTTGGTGATGCTATAACCATAATTTCTCTATTAATACCCACTTGTTTCATATAACTTCTCATTTCTTCAGAAACACCAATTGCACTACATGTTTTACCAGATCCTAAACCATGATATAATAATAAACTGTTATAAGGAGTATTAAAAGACATAAAGTTTTTTACAAATAATTGATGAGGCATAAGTTCAAAATCAGTATTACATAATTTATCAGATTGTTCCTTTATATTATAAATATTGCCATCATATTGAGTATCATTAAATTGTTTTTGATTTGAAATTTTAATACTAAATTCTGTATCATTCATTCTAGGATATAAGTGATCTAAATAACTTTCATCAAATTCCTCATGTGTTAAATTGTTTTTTTTCTTTTTTATTTTAATAATATCTGTTTTTTTTTCAGTAACAGGAACAGATGGTAATATCTTAATTTTAGGTTTTCGAATAAAAATCTTTTGTTGTTGTGGTATATTTTGCATTATATTTTTGATTGTTCTATTTTTAATAGTGCGATCTTGATAAATTTCTATTTTACAGTTTTCTTTATTAATTACATATTCATTTTCAAATTTCTCGTCTGATAATAAATTTCTCAATCCTTCTGGCATTAATCTAATAAAATAATCCGGATGAGTTTCATCATTACTTTTTCTTTTTAATTGATATATTTTTAATAATTCACATTTACCAGTTGTAGGATAACGCCTATGAAATGGCGGACATGGTTCTTTTTTTAACATATTATATACTATAATATCATATATTAACTATAAATTATAAATCGTAGAATTATTAATACATTCATTAATATTTTTAATTATTTTTATTTTTTCTAAATTATATGGCCTTATTAAATTAACACATTCGTCAATATTAAACCAACCCATTTTACTTACTTCTGTTTTTTGAAAATTGTCAATATTTAATGTATTTTCATTATTCATATACATAATAAAATATTTATGTTTATAACTTTTATAATTTGAACCCATAAATATCTCATATACCGGCATTATATTTTGAATATTATATATTTTATTTTTTTCATATCCAGTTTCTTCACAAAATTCACGTATTGCACAATCATAATCTTTTTCAAATGTATTTCTTCTTCCTTTTGGAAATCCCCATTCAGGTTCATTCCATATTTTATTTACATTTGATTCTTCTATTAAATCTTTTAACGTAAAATACTCATTATTATATAAAATACCATTAATAATTGAATTAAATTTATCTCTTGAAATATTTTCTTCTGTTTTATATTGATTATTTGTTTTCATATCACACCATATATTTTTCCATAATTCATCAAACTCTTTAATTAATAAAAAATCCTTTTCTTCTTTCGTCATTTGGTTCAACATATTAATAATATATTCTTTATTATGAATTGAATATTTACCCCTCATAAAATCTATGAACCCTAATGTTTCTTTACGTCTTATCATTAAATATTCTAAATTATTATTATAATATCTAAATGCAATAACACCAATACTGGTTATTGGCATTTTACATTGAGAATATGAATGTCCTATTTTTCCACAATTATTACAAAAATTATCCATTTTGCGATACAATTAAATAATTATAATAAACAAATTCTATATACTTTTATAATATACATGACATATAATCCAGAAATTTGGGGACCTCATTATTGGTTTTTCTTACATACAATTGCACATTCTTATCCTGAATTTCCTAATGCGGTTACTAAAAGAAAATTTTACGATTTAATAATAAATATGCCTTTATTTATACCTAACAGTAATATTGCGAATAATTTTAGTAACATATTAGATAAACATCCAGTTACTCCTTATTTAGACAATCGAGATTCGTTTAAAAAATGGATGCATTTCATACATAATAAAATAAATGTAATGTTGAACAAAGACGAATTGTCTTTTGAAGACGCAGAACACCTCTATAAAAAATCATATTTACCAAAAAAAGTATTATTAAGTGAAAAATTTCGTATAAAAAAACATCACATTTATTTATTTTTTACATTAATTTCTTTTTTTTTAATATATCTATTTTATAAATAGTAAATATGAGATTTGAAATAGTCATTATAATAATTACATCTTTGGTTATTGGTAATATATACACAGATGGAAAAATTATTAAATTAGCATTATCATGGACAAAATATTATAAAATGATTGGTGTAGCCATTGTAGGTTATATGGTTATTTGGATGTTAAGAAAAAACCCAGAACGGGCAAGAGAGATTATTAATAGTTCGAATGAATATTTAAAACATTTACCTGTTGATAAAAACACTACTAGTTTTATAAATCCAATTTTAGATATGACTAGTCATCAAGATTTTATTACTCATCCACAATCTATGTTAAATACACCTTCTTCGCACAATTATCAAAATCGAGTTATGAAAACAAATGGACGAGTTTCAAAACGTTCAGTCAGTGAAACAAAAAAGAAATTTGTTGCAGCCAGTCAATCATGGAGATGTGGTGATTGTCAAGTACAATTACCCGCTTGGTTTGAAGTAGATCATACAGTTCGATTAGAACATGGCGGTAGTAATAATGTTGATAATTTAGTGGCGCTTTGTAGAGATTGTCATGGTAAAAAAACCGCTATCGAGAACTTATAAATTATTTAATATATATATATAATAAATAATGGAAAAGGTAAATAGTATTTTTACATATGCAAAAGAATATTTAAAAACAAGTAATTCTAATGTAAATAGCTCGATACCGAATAGTTATTTAAGTAATGATTTTAAAAAAATAACAAATATAGAAATGTTACAAAAAAATCAAATACAACTATTAATATATATTATATTTTTTATACTAATGATAACTTTTGCAATTATTTTACATTTTTTGTCAGTAGATAAAAATTTTTTGACATCTAATTTGTTTAATACATTATATTTGATTTTTTTTCCTTTATTATTAATAATATCTTTGATTGTTTTTATTAAAAAAGAAAAAGAAAAATTTAGGTTATTTGGTATTATGATTTTACTAATACTTATTATTTATGGAACTGTTTCGGTAAACAATTATATTAATACATTTAGTGTTGATAGTAAATATTATGTTAATATTTTATTTCAAATTACAACATTAGTTATTATTTTATTAGGATTTACTATTTTTTATAATATATTTAGTGAACGTATTAGACGTTTAACCGGTATATCCGGATTTATTACAAATTTTATTTTATTCATTCCTTGTTTGATTAACGATTTTTTTGAATATATAAAACAAGAATGGAGTTTAACACCTTCTGTTGTTTTTATTTTACTTTTATTTGAAATTGTATTTATATTATTGTTTTTATATTTACCCAAATTAATGAAAACACAAATTATTGAAAAAGGTAAAGTTCTCCAACATACGCCAGTATTTTTGGATAAAGAAAAAATAATAGCAAATTCAGATGATTTACCCAAGTCCGAGTTTGTTCAACATCGAACCGATAATGATGACACGACCAGTGAAATAAAAAATGAACATAATAAAAATTATACGTTATTTATGTGGATTTATTTAAATCCGCATGAGCCTTCAAATGTACCTAAAAATATATTTAGTTATGGGAATATCGAATGTTATAAACCTAAAATAGAATATATTGGAACAAATAATTCAGGTGAGAACTTTGAACAAAAGGATAAATTAAAAATAACATTTACAAAAATATCCGAAACAGAAAAATACGAAACATATGTGGATGTTACTAATCAAAAATGGAATTTATTTGCATTTAACTATACAGAATTAGGGGCAGATTTGTTAATTAATGGAGAACTAGTTAGAAGTATAACATTTTCAAACAATATTCCTTCTTATAGCAATCAAGATAAAATTATAATTGGTTCAAATGATTATATTGACGGCTCAATTTGTAATGTAACATATTCAAAAAAAGTATATTCTAAGGAAGAAATTGCAAGATATTATAATATTTTATTTAACAAAAATCCACCATTAAATTATATAGTATAAAATATATATGAATACTTCAATTATTATTCTAGGAGTTTTATTAATATTAGTAATTGTTTTTATGATATTTCGTAGTTATTTTTCAGGTGAAACTACTTTAAAAAATCAGGTTAGTTTTAAAAATCAACAACCAAACATTCCGCATGATCAATTATCAAATTCAAATTCGCCTTATGTAACATATAGTATTTGGGTTTTTGTTAATTCATGGGATACAACAAGAGAAAAACTAATATTTAAAAGGGATAATGATGTTTCACTATATTTAGATAGCAATGAAGCAAAATTAGTTGCTTTTGTAGGTGAAAATTTATCGTCTGTGCAAGATGGTGATTATAATAGTTTTACCACAGAGACAACACCCGTGAATAAAATTACTGTAACAAATAATTTCCCTGTTCAAAAGTGGGTATGTGTTCTTATTAGTGTTGATAATAACATTGCTGATATATATTTAGATGGAAAATTAGTAAAATCTGTACAAACAAGTGGGTTTTTAATGGGTCACGAAACGTCTCCTATTGTTTTCGGTGCGGGTTGGGATGGCTATTTTGCAAAATTTGAAAGAAAACCAAAATCAACCGATCCAAAAGCGGCTTGGGACAAATACATGGAAGGAAATGGCGGTTCCACATTAGCAAATGCATTTGGTAATTATGGAATGTCTTTGAATGTATTAAAAGATAATTCTGTAACAAGTAATTTTGTTTTATTTTAAATATATAATTATTTATCCTTTATAATTATATAGTAATGAATTATCAACCTCCAAATATGAATATTCAAAATAGTTTAAATAGCATGTCTCAATCAATGAATAATGTACGTGAATCATTTAATAAAACAATTAGTGATGTTTCGGCTCAAGACATTACAGAAGCTGGAAAAGATTTTATTAATTCAAATAGTTTAGTGGCAAAATTTGTTTTTTTAATTATGATTTTAATTCTTTTCATGGTGTTGTTAAATTTAGGTATATATTTAATTTTGTATTTTACGAAACCAGACAAGCAACCTTATTTAATAAAAGGTTTAATCGCGGGTAGTTCTAGAAAATTTATTCCTCAAGACCCTAAAACAGGAACTGCTGTAAGAATATACAGATCTAATAATGAAAATAAAGGTTTAGAATTCACTTGGTCTGTTTGGTTAAAAAGAAACAGTTTACCTAGTGAAGGAGGTAGTAAAGAATATGAACATATTTTTAGCAAGGGTAAATTTCAACCAGAAGCAAATGGAATTACAACATTAGGAAATGCACCGGGTGTTTATTTTAACGGAAATGATCCAAATGTAAATAAAATATTAATAAGAATGGATACAGTTGTAAATGATACATTAACCAATCATTTTGAAGAAATCGAAATAGATAATATTCCATTACGACGTTGGTTTCATTTAGCAATTCGTATTGAAAATAAAATTATGGATATTTATATTAATGGTGTAGTAACAAAACGTGTTGTTTTTACAAAATTACCAAAACAAAATTATGAAAGTGTTTATATAAATCATAATGGTGGGTTTGACGGTGGATTATCCGATTTAAGATATTTTGATAGTGGATTGAATGTTTTCCAAATATTAAATATTGTTAATGCTGGGCCAGATTTAAGATCAGCGGATGGTGATACAAATAAAAATTATGATTATTTATCAAATTCCTGGTACATGTAGATCATATAATATATATATTATATTATATGAGTAAAGAAATTTTACCCGGTTATTTACAACCTGACGCTAACTGTGGTGCAAATGAAATATTTAATATGAGAAATCAGTTTTTAAGAAATCAAAGAGCTCGACGATTACCATTAAGATTTGAGATAATTTCTCCTTATACAAATACAACTTTATCGCAAGCAAATAATGCACCTCCACAATTTACAGAAGAACAATTAAATATGCGAAGAAAAGCTGAAATATTGCAATATAAAAAAAGTTCTTCACAATCTTCGGGTTTAACAAAAAAACAGAGATTTAGTAAATTAGTAAGTGGACCGTTTCAGCGAAAAACAAAAACATTATATAAATTTAATATTGTTTATACATTGAATAATTTATTTGAAGAATTTATTGATGATCAAAATACCAATACTTATTTTAATTTTATATTATCATCAAGAGATGATAATAGTTTGGCTTTAATTACAAATGGTATTAATAATATATATTCAAGTATTTTGTCCATTCCTTTAACTTCATTAAATTCCACTATCACTAACAATAATATTAATGTAAATATTACTGAAACGATTACTTTTATTTCTAGAGAAGAAATAGAGCAAATTATTACGGATGTAAGTGGACAAGTATATAATGTAATTCAAACAAATTCAGGTGCATATTATGGTGTAAATACTTCTTATCATTTCACAATGAGTGCAGGATTGACTTTTAACAGCAGTATTTTTAATGTGGGTCCTTGTAAAACAGACTTATTTATTCCTACATTGTCCAGTTCTTCTGATGTTCCTGGACCAATTGTTGAATTGAAATTTGATCCAAATGTGCCATTATATAACTATACGCAAGGTCAAAGTAATGCAATTACTGAAGAAGAGGAACTTAATGAACCATGGACATTTTCCACTTCAAATAATATTGCCATTAGTGGATTTAATGTTGAACAAACATTATTTTCATTAACAATTGGTCCAACTGACAATGATTTTGATACATTTAGTTTTAAAACTCCAATTGGATTTTATATTAAAGGTAATGCTCTAAGCAGTGATCAACAATTGAATGAAGTATTTACAATAAGCAGTATTGATGTAATCGTTTGTTTTGGTAGTACTGTTATTAGTGATTTAACGCCTACAATAATAACAGACAATATAGTTAGTTCTATCGATTTTAATGTAACGGCAACAAATAAGGAAGAGTTTGAAATGGTATATTATTTGGGAGAACTAAGTGTAAATGATTTAAGAATATCCACACAATTTGGCTTTATTTATGATATTAAACTAAAATTTAATGTATTTTCTAGTTTAAACGGTATTTATGAAAATTTACTAATAGGTAATTATTTGAATTTAGAAAACAAAACACTCTCAACTACTGGTATTAGTATTAATAGTACTATTCCTTCAAATATTGTTCAAAATATGGAATCAGAATTTTATCTTGAAAGTCTTTTTTAATTTTGCATATTTGCATTCAAACATATTTGCTGACTTGGAAAAATCTGACCAGACATGCACTTATCTTGTTCAGTTACTTCAACGCATCCACGTTTATTATTATATTCACCTACTAAACACCATCCTTTTTTGCTAGATGAAATTGGATTTTGTATAGGATTTTCAGTAACATCATTTTCAGGCATAGAATAATTTGTATTTAAATAATTATTATCAATATCATCTTCTAAAGTTTGTTCCAACTTTGCTCTTGTATTTGGATTTAAATTATTTTTACTTGCTTTTATCATTAAATTTCCAACATTTTGTACGGTTCCTTCTGCAATATCTAAAGTTACTTTTCCTGTATCAGATACAATATCAGCGGTTTTGTTTAAAACATTACCAGCAGTGTATCCCAATAATGATAATAATTGAGACACAATGGGTTCAAATAAATTTACAATATATTTGATAATATCACTAATCATATCCAATAAATTTATTCCTAAAAATGATAATATTAGTAATACTACTAATACTCCTATCAATACGTTTTTATATGTATCAAAATTTGGCGGTGGGGTCGAAGACATAGTTGAACTGTTATCCATAATAAATATATATTTATGGTAGATACTTTTTTCGTTTATTGTAAAGCATTTTTTTATTTATTTATATAAAATAATGGCGAATTTTAGTTTATTTGAAACATTTTTCTTTATTACTTTAGTAATAACATTTATATTAATACTATTATTAGTATATCATTTCAAACAAAGAATTACAACAATGGAAGAAAGATGCGATAAAATGTTTGATATTATTCAAACCATGTCACAGGAATTAAATAGACAACATGCTCCTATGGGTAATTTTCATTTAAGTCCTCCTCAATTTGTAAAATTAGATAATACGGTAGAAAATGATATGGTGGATGTTATTAATTTCAATGAAGAAAAAATTTATGAAAATACTCAAATGGAAAATTATGTAACTCATGTAGGAAACGAACATATAGAGACAGACGATGATACTGAAAGTGGCGATGATGCAGATGATGAAGAAAGTGTAGAAAGTGTAGAAAGTGTAGAAAGTGAAGACGATGACGAAAGTGTAGAGGATGTAGAAGAATTAAAAATAACAAAAATAGAAGGCGATGAGGTTTCTTTAGAACAAATTGAAAATTCTATTGGTGAAGAAGATAAAATGGAAATTTATAAAAAAATGAGCGTAAATGAATTGAAACAGAAAGTAATTGAAAAGGGACTTTCAACAAATACAGGAAAACTGAAAAAAGGTGATTTACTTAGTTTATTAGAAAACGAATAATATATTTACTATATATAAATGAATTTCAAAATGGAGACAAGTTTTGCACCTTATCAGGAAACTATAGAAAGAAAAGAATTTAGTTATGTTTCTCCCTATGAAAAAGAAAGTAGAGAAACAGTTGTAAAAAATATGATCTCAACAAATCATAAATATAGACAATTTATGATAAGAGGTTCTCAATCAATTAAAGAAATTAATAAAAATAGATATGAAAATGCTTAAAATCAATATAAATCTTATATTATATTTATATTGATATGATTGCCAGTTTTGATATTGGTATAAAAAATATGGCATATTGCATATTTGATATTTGCAATAACATACCACTTGTTATAGATTGGGATGTTGTTAATTTAATGAGTGGTGAAACAATAGAGAAAAAAGTATGTAATCAATGTACAAAAAAAAACAACATATGTGGAAAAAACGCAAAATATGAATTCAAAGATAATTTTTATTGTGAAAAACATGCAAAAATGAGCAGTTTTATGTTGCCAGATAAATCATGTTCTCCACCACAACTAAAAAAACTAAAAAAGGATGATTTAATTAATTTTGCAAATTCTAAATTTATACCTATAGACAGTGATACGAATAAAGATATAATATTAAATAAAATAAATATATTTTTAGAGAACATTTCATTAAAAGTAATAAAAAAGGATAAAACAAAGGCATCAAATATAGATTTAATAACAATCGGAAAAAATATTAAAACAAAATTTGATAAAATCAAAAATATGAATACTTTAGAAAAAGTTATAATAGAGAACCAAATATCACCAATTGCAACACGTATGAAAACGATACAGGGTATGCTCGCTCAATATTTTATTATGAAACATGATAATATAAAAATAGAATTTTTATCGTCTTCTGGAAAACTTAAGGGATTTGAAAAACAAAATATAAATGAAAATTCGGATTATAAGCAACATAAAAAGGACGCAATTTATTATTGTAGACAATTTTTAGAAAAACCAGAATATTGTGAATGGAAATGGGTTTTAGATAATAATAAAAAAGATGATTTAGCGGATTGTTTTTTACAAGGAATGTGGTATTTAAAAAATAAATAATATATTACGCGTAGAACTTAAACATTAATTTTATTATTTTATAATAAAACTGACATGGAAGAAATAACTTTTAGTGAACTAGAGCCAATAAATATTAATTTAGGTGATGAACCAAAAACCAATTTTGGGAGTGGTATTGAACTATTGATGAATGATAAAAAAAAAAGTAGTGAACATGCAACAAGTATTGATGTAAGTGAATTGGATAAATTAGAGGATGATTTGAATGATCTTTCATCAATTAAATTGAATAGTAGTAATTTTCAAGAAAAGCCAATTACATTAAAAACAGACTCCAAAGATGTTTCATTAAATTTAGACGAAAATACTTCCAGAATTGGTAAAGAAACCGTTGAAAGTATAGGTAAAAATACAACTTGGGATGGATTTATGAAAATAAATGAGGTCCCTGAAAATGTATCAAAACCAACCACATCAATGAATGAACGTGATAAAAAAAGAAAAAAAAGATCAATGCTTAAATCAATTGGTGATTGGCAAGAAAAAGGATATGTAAAGAATGATATTCGTTTAGATAATAATTCTACTTTTGAAGAAATAGAAGATGAATATGAAAGTGCATTAGAAGATAAGCGTAAAAGAGATTCAATAAAAATACAGCAGAATTGGTTAATTACATTTATTAATACAATTGAATATGGTAATGCAATGTTTGACCCATTTAATGTTAGTTTAGATGGTTGGGGAGAACAAGTAGGAGAAGATATTGATAGTTATGATGAGATATTTGGAGAACTTCACGAGAAATACAAAGGAGGAAAAATGAGCCCAGAGTTGAGTTTATTATTAAGACTTGGGTTTAGTGCAAGTGTTGTACATTTTAGTAATAGGGCTTTATCAAGTGCTGCTCCTGGATTTAATGATGTAATTAAACAATCGCCAGAATTGATGAGAATGTTTACAAACGCAACAGTGGATTCAATGAAAAATGCATCACCTGGAATGGCATTTGCAGAAGAATTAATGAACACAAAACCAAGTACTAATTTTGGTCCACCGCCCGCGCCAGCTGAAACGCGAAACCAATCTCCTCCACAAAGACCCGGTCAAATGAAATTTACTGAAAATCCAGGTTCAAGACCAGATTTGGCAGTAGGAAGAGGAATGTTTAAAGATACAGGAGTAGAATTGAGTTCACAAAGTAAAGTAAATGAACAACCAGTGAGATCAGCAAGACCAGAAATGTTGGGACCTAATAATACCGATATTGACAATATTTTGTCAGGATTGAAAACAAAACAAGAACCACAAATAAACAATATTGTTGTTGATATTCATGATAAAAGAGATGAAGATTCCATGATTAGTGTAACAAGTTTAACAAATTTGGAAGGAAATACAGCACCAAAGAAAACAAAACGTAGAAATCGATCTGATAAAAAAGTAGTTAGTATGGATATTTAGATATAAAAATAATATTATAATTTAATATAATTATGATATTACCAATAAAATCATTATTAATGAAATATACAATCACTGGTTTAATTGCTCCTCATGGTATGACTGACTATATTCATGCATTTAAAAATAATACATTATTAGAATTAAATGGTCTATATGCATTAACAACCGGATCTTTTGTATTATTGGATCAAATAGATCAATCTGCATTAATAAATATCATATTTATTTTTTCATCCATTTTTCATTTTCAGAGGGACGTTCCTTTAGAAAAAAAACCCCAACGATGTTTTATTATAACAATGTTTTTTCTTTTTTGTTTTTTAGTTAATAATGAATTTTTGCTTTATTATATGAGTGTTGTGCATGTACCAAATCATTATAGAATAAACTGGGATTTAATGAAAAAATTACCATTACAAAGTATTGGATTATTATCTGTTTCGACGTTTTTAATCATGGCTTTGGGACAGCAATTCTATAGTGAAGAGAATATGTTAATGAATGATGTATTGAAAGGAATTGTAGTTAGTCATATTTTGTATGAAGAACTATATATATTTAATGATTAACGTTTTTTCATTTCATTGTCGAAATCTTTCTTTGTTAGTTTGTATCCCCAATGTTGGAGAACCTGACGTATTTTTGGACTAATATTTTCATCATTATATGACCCGTTTTTTTTTTGTATTTGTGTTATTAAAAACTTAAAAAACCTTCCGTTTGTTCCTGCTAAACTTTTCCATCGATTTATTTGTCTTATATCATCGCTTCCTCTTTTACCATTATAAAAATCACAATACCAATGTACCCATCCATATGGATGGCTGGATTTAATCCAGTTTTTACTTTCCCAAAATTCTAATGTTGTTCCTACTTTCACTTTGTATTTATTTTTTTTTATATCATAATCCGGTGATGACAAATCATCTTCTGGTATACCAGACCACCAAGATGATGGATATTTTTTATGTTTATTTTTTAATGTATTATTAGAAAACTTAGATTTAATGGGTCTCCAATATGTACCACCAAATGATCCTAATTTAAACATTTGTCTTGGTGATAAATTTGGTCTAAAATCTGGATAATCATCAAAATATATTTTTCCGCTTCTTTTTTTTACTGTTTTATTGTTTGGCATTTTATATACTATAAGAATATAAAATACATAATTGGGCTCTGCAGGGAATCGAACCCTGGACCTCCTGCACCCAAAGCAGGAATCATACCTCTAGACCACAAAGCCGTATATAATATTATTATATTTAAATATTATAATTTTAACGTAATTATTATTTTTAGAATTAAAATTGAATTGTTTTTTAAAAATATAAGATAAAGTATAACATTAACATGTCAAATTTCCAAGAGATTACAATAAATGAAACATCTAAAATATGGTATCCATCAATAGAAGTAAATAATTTAAAAGAAGGTATTAATTTGGTTCCTTTTTCTGAAAAAACATCAAACGAATATGGAGAATTTATATTTAATATGGACAAAAAAAATACTTGTTTTCAAATTTTAGAACAAGAAGAAGAAGAAGAAGAA